ATGAAAATGCACTCGTTGGCCAGGGTGTTGGCGCCCACTCCCCCGGTGATGGTCAGGGTGACGGTCCGCTGGTTACTGTTCGAGGGCACCGTCTTGAACACGGTGTGCGCGCCGGTGCTGGCCGCGTCGTTGAACGCGACGCCGGTCAGGGTGATGGAGAAGTCGGCCAGCAGAAGCAAGCGCTCCATCGCGGACTTGTCCACACCGGTGACGTCCTGCACGCCCCGGGGGGTGGACACCTGGAACGACGCGACATCGTTGCGGATGTCGCGGGCGGTACCGGCGCTATCGTCCACCGATAGCGCTGTTATGCCTAGGCCTGAGGTCTTGGACATGATTTACCCCTTTTCCAATCGATCTGCGATGGCTTGTGTGTGGGTCGCGAAATCCTCGACCCAGTCCTCAGGGCGCTGGTGAATCCGCGCCGGTGTACCGCGCGGATTGCCGCGCCAGTCCCCTTCCCGGACCAGGAACAGGTCGGGCCGCCCGACCTTGATCCGGTGCTCGCTGGAGCGGAAGCACTCGGTACCGGGTGCGAAGGTGAACACCACTTCCGCACCAACCTGCTCGGTGCTGAGGATGGGCCGCCCGGATGCGAGCACGGCGGCGGCGAGCGCTCCACCAGCGGTCACCCGCGTCTGCCACCCGTGGAGGAAGTGCTCGCAGTCGACGTCCTCGCAGGTCGCCTTCTGCCAGAACCGATCCGTCTGGGGAGTGGTGATCGAGTACGTCTTGTACTCACTCGCCGGCCCGGCCGGGGTGAAGCGGAACGGCTCGCCGAGCATCAGTACACCTGCCCGGCGGCGATGTTCTTGGTGAACTGCACGCAGAAGCTCGCCACGGTGAACGTGCCGGTCGTGATCGCCCGGACGTACTGGCGGATCGTCGCCGTGTTCGCGAGCGCGAGCCGCTGGCCACCAGTGGTCGTGGCAGCCGTGAACACCGCGCCTGAGATCGTGGTGAACGCTGAGTTGTCGGCCGAGTCCTGCAAGGTGACTGTCACCGACGTCCCGGTGACGGCGAACACCTGAAGGAACGCCTGCGCGCCGAACGAGAGGCTGACCCCGGTGTCCAGGCCGGTCGCCGGCGACGTCGCCGTCGAATCCGTCCGGATGCCGTTGGTCAGTTGCTGGCCCCACTCGATGCCGAACGCGTTGGCCTGGGCGTCCACGGTGTAGGTGAGCGCTCCACTGTTGTCGCGGCTGCCGTCGTAGCTGATCTGCTTGGCCGCGAGAGTGGCCGCGGCGTTGCCGATGCCCGGCCCGCGCAGGTACGTCACCAGGACGTCCGCCGTGGGCAGCGTCTTGAGCCGCTGGTGGGCCTGCCCGGCCGCGTCGTTCATGAACGCGCTGAACGTCATGCTGCCGTCGCGTAGCCCTCCGATGCGCTCGTTCGCGGCGGAGTTGATGCCGGTCACGTCGAGGGTGGCCCCGCCGCCGTGGATGGTGGAGATGGACCCGACGTCCCCGGACAGGTCGAATCCGTCCACGAACAGGCGATCAGAAATCCCTGACTGCTTAGAAATTGAACTCACGTCCTCTCATGATGTGTCGCCGATGTGCCAGGTGTAGAGCGGGGCAGCGCCCATTTTCACGTGCGTGTTATCGGTCTGCCAGAAGTCAATCCCGGTAGCAACCGCGAGCGCGGGGAGCCCCACAAAGTTCGCCGGCACCAGGTGCTGCTGAAACACGGTGTCGAACGTGAACTCGTTCGAGCTGACCCCGCCCGGAATGGGAAACGCCTGAAGAGAGCAGAACAAGGAACTGGTAGACCCCGTTCCCACATCGGACCGCACGGTCCAGGTGGGCTCGCCGGGGTAGTCCAGCCAGAAACCCGGCAATCCGGGAACGTACATCCAGTGTTTCGGGATGGTCATCGTCACCATGCATGCGAACCCGCCCCACGTGGTGGCCGCGAACGTCTTGGTGAAGTAGAGCGAGGTGGGGGCGTCCAGCGCGGAGATCTGGGCGAAGAACGTCGCGCTGCTGAACGACCCGGCCGACGTCGCGCGGACGTACCGGCGGACGGTACCGGCGATTTCGATCCGCTGGGCGCCCGGTCCGCTCGCCGTGGTGAACGTCCCGATCGTCGCCCACGAGGACGCGTCGGCGGAATCCTCCACCGTGACCGTCACGGTTCCCCCGGACACCGCGGTGACGTGCAGGTACGCGACGGCTCCGCTGCTGATCGGGCCGGTCCGGTCCAGGGTTGCGCCGGCCGTAGGGGAAGCGTCCGTGCGCGCGCCGGGGGTGAGCTGGGCGCCCCACTCCAGCCCGTACCCGGTGCCCGCCAGGTCGATCGTGTAGGTGAGCGCGCCGGAGGTGTCCCGGGTGCCGTCGTAGTCGGCCTGCTTGGCGACCAGGGACGCGGATGCGTTGCCGAGCGTGGTGCCCCGGAGGTACGTGGCGATGACGTCCGCGCGCGGGAGGGTCTTGAGCCGGGCGTGGGCGCGGCCGGACGCGTCGTTCATGAACGCGCTGAAGCTCATCTGCCCGTCGCGAACGGTCCCGATCCGGGCGAACGCGCTCTGGTTCATCACGGTCACGTCGGACAGCGCCGGGCCGCCCCCGATGGACGAGATCGAGCCGACGTCGCCGGACAGGTCGTATCCGTCCAGGAGGAACCCGTCCCCGAGCCCGGGGGCCTTCACTGAGCAACCTGGACAAAAACATCATTGAGGATGAAGGGGATAGTGATTACCATGACCCGGTACAGGTGCCCGTCCTGGTTCAGGTACCCGGCTTTCGCGGCCAGCCCGTTCGGTCCGAGCAGGTCGATGTTCATCGACTCGCCACCGAGGGTGAAGTCACCGGAGTACGCGCCCATCAGCGCCGCCGTGGCGACCAGGATGTTCAGGTCGGTGTCGTCCTCGGGCTGGGCGATCATGTTCGTCCCGATCCGGAAACTGAACGTGAGGCGCATCGACGTCGAGGTCAGGCCGGACGGCGCGGCGCGGAAGTCTTCCAGCCAGAGCGCACCGTACAGGCCGGCCGGTGGGGCCGTCTTGGGTTCGTGACCGGACACGGACGAGAACAGCCCGAGGGACAGCGCGTGGCTGATCAGCGCGGCGCGCAGCGCGACGATGTTCATTCGAGCGGCCCGAGCAGGGACAGCACGACCGGCTCGGCGAGCTCGGTCACCTTGCCCTGCACCGTCTGGGTAGCGCGCCGGAAGCTGGAGTACCCCTTGAACCGGGTGGTCATGTTCCGGCGAGACGTGCCTTCCAGCCACGGCCCGTAGATCACGCCCTGGTCCCACACCACCATGTGGTCGTTGTGCCGGAACACGGCGATGCGGGTCTCGTAGTACGGGGTCGGGTGCCGGATGGACTGGTCGAGGTTGCGTTGCACCTGCTCAAGGGCGGCGTGGGCGACGCGTTCCTCCACGGCCTTGGTGATGACGTCCATCTGATGGATAGCGCGACCGTCGAACATCGGGCCGATGAGGTTGACGAGTTCCGGCATCTCAGACCACCCTCATTCTTCCCTTGCGCTGGAACCCGGCCTCGACCTGCGAGCGCAGGTCATTGAGGCCGGCTACCGCGCCGAGAGGCCGATCGTTGTCGCCGGAGCCCGACACCCGGGCGTACCCGGAGTCCGCCTTCTGGATGTCCACCAGCGTCTCGGCGATGGCGAGCGCCCGGATCGGTGCGGGCACGACCGCGCGGGCCACGGGGGACACGTCGGCGTGGCTGGCCGCGGTCGTGCCGTTCTGGGCCCGGACGACGGTGAACTGCCGGGAGCTGTAGATCGTCGAGCCGGTGTGGGTGGCCAGCACGGTCGAGTTGACGGCGCGCTCGACCGTGAGGGTGTTCCCGGTGACGGCGGTGATGAGCAACTGCTCGGTGTCGAGGGTGATGACTTCGCCCTCAGCGAACGCCGAGCCCGTCGTCACGGCGCACGAGGTGTTCGCGGAGCTCGCGGTCATCGGCGTCTGAAGCGTCTGGCCGGAGGTGACAGCGGACCGGCCGGTGACGAGGATGCGCTCGGTACCGATGGTGAGCAGGTCGCCCACGCCGGTCAGGGCGCCGCTGGAGAGGATGAGGGTGGTCGCGCCGTTCGTGATGGCGCCGTTCAGCGTGCCGACGGACTGCGTCTGGTTCCCGTACCCCCATTCGCCGGTGATGGTGATGGCCCGCTGGTTGGTGACGGCGATGCTGAACGCGGCCGAGCGGCCGAGGTTGATTTCGAGGCGGGTGTACGGCGGGCCGTAGCGGGCGGGCTCGAGGAAGATGTCGAGCACCGGATCGAACACGGTGGGCCCGGACACCAGGGACGTGACCGATAGCAGGTCGTTGCCGTCCAGCCAGAGCCGGTACGACCAGGCGGAGCTGGAGATGTCGGGCCAGGGGAAGATCTTCGTAGCGAGGAAGGGATGGAACGTCCGGTTGAGCCGGGATTCGATGTTGACCGTGGCGGCTTCGATGGCCCCGTCGATCTTGGGGTTCATCCGGGGAGTGGCCAGAACGGAGAGGACGGAGAGGATATCTTCGCGCGTGCAGTACGTGGCGCGTGACAGTGCCATCAGCCGACCTCATGCTTTCGTGAGAGACGTTGCCATGATCGTACGCCACGCGGGGGTGTCATTGTGCAGGCAAAACACCACCGGCCCCGATGCGCGGCGGGGCCGGTGATCTTCCGCTCCGGGAGCGGGCTCGGCCGGATCGGGGGGCGCTCCAGCCGAGTGCCCAGTTTAGCTCTCGGGGATGGGTGATGCCCCGTCTTGGCGCCAGTCACCCCACGGGCAGAATAAGAACCCATCTGGGCCGGTTCGGAGCGGTTCGCCGTCATTCGGGCACGCGACGGGAAACTTCCGATAGTGCTCCTCTTGCCGGGCCATCGTGCGGGCGTCCTGCACGATGGACAGGAACTGGTACCAGCTCACCGGGCCACGCCCTAGGCCAGCGAACTTAAGCGCGAAACGTTGTACAGCCCTAGTTGCCCGAACGAGGTAACCCCCGAGCCAGCGGCCACGCTCGGACGGAAGAACATCGTGGTGGTTCCGGCTGGGATTACGTGTTCGGTGTACCACACCCCCCGGGTAACTACACCAGGTATGGCCGACACCGGCTGCTGGTTGGTAGTAGGGGTCGTAAATACCAGCTTGGCAGTAAACGCGGTGCCTCCGTTACTGGTGTACACCCCTGACGAGGCAATGGTGTCTCCCGGCATGGCGTTAACTACGCATGCCTCTCCAGCGGGGTGAGCATACGCGGCGGCGTGGACCAGGGTTGCAACATACGGCCCTGTTCCCGTCACACTAGCGACGCGGCATACCTCGAATGTCGCCCCGGACCCAAGGAATAGGATTCCTCGGGTCGGGTCGATGGCGGCAATGGTGATAGTGGTAGCCCCCGCAATGGCCGATGACGACACCGTGGTGGCGCCGATACCCCATCCAGTAGTCAGCTCCCGTAATACTCCAGCAATAGACGTTAGCGTGACCATCTGGCCAGCTACAGCCGAATCAGTGGTGTACGTGAGTACTACCCCGGTCGTGCCCGCGTTGTCGGTGTACCCGGTTGGAAGGGAAGACCCGGAATATCCCCCGAAACACCCTTTCAACAGCATGTTGTTCTCGTCAACATCATCCGCGCACAACGGGATACCCACAGACGGTGTAAGCGCGGAAATAGTCGTGGCGAGAAGCTGGCCCATCCCTACCATCGCAGCGGTATCGGGGTGCGTCCCGTCCGCCGACGGGTAGGCCGCTGCCCAGTTTCCGTTAGCTGGATCGGCAAGCAGCCCGTAATAATCCACTATTGAAATGTTGTGCCGAGTGCAGTACAGCCGAAGCCAGGCATTGAACTGAATGATCTGCTGTTTGCGGTTAGTTGGCGTCCCCGTGGAGTTGGGCGGAATAGTGCCGATAATCGGCACTGCCCCGATGCTCCTAATTTTAGCGATGATCGCAATCATGTTGGTCTGATATTGGCTGAGCTGGATAACCCCCGTGTCGTTAGTCCCGGCAAGTAAGTGCACGGTGCTCGGGGCATACGGAGTTACATCGGTGTCGAACCGCGCCAGCATTTGCGCTGAGTTATTGCCGGAAACTCCGGCGTTGTGTATCTTACGAATCCGTTGAGCGGAGAATAGGCCCGCGTACGTCGCGAAACATTCCCCATTGTTCAGGCCAGTACTTGTATCGTTTCTAATGGTGATGGAGTCGCCGAGGAACACTGTCAGATTACTTGGCCGAAGCGCGGTGTTAGCTGCGAAAGCTCCGGTAAACGCGGAATCGGCGGCGAAAGTCGCGGCGTCTATTTTAGACCCGCCAATGGTGGGTGTGGTGATGAAGTTACGCAACCCGACAAAGTCGGTTGGCGTCTCCAGACCGCTCGGTGTTGAGCGGTTCGACGCACCCTGATTCAACCTGGCTTTCGGCACGCCGAACCCCTCTCTGAGCTGATCGCGCGATGGTCAGGCGTGGCTGGTGATGCTGGAACGATTCTTGCCGGCGCGCTCAGCGGCCACCACAGCCGCGCGCTCGCCGTCCGTGCATTCCCCGAGCAGCTCCAGCACTTCGGCTACCGTGTGCTCAGCCGGGTCGAACGGCGCGACGGCGTCCTCCGGGGCAGCGGGAGCGGCGTGCGAGGTGATGCTTCCGGCGCTGACGTTGGAGTCGGGGTGCGTGGCCGGTACGGGGTCGGTCACCTCGACCGGCTCCACCACGTCATCCGCCAGCGCGGACGCCTGAACGATCGCCTGGTCACCGAACAGTCTGATCTTGGGCATTGCTACCTCCTCGAATTGCGTACCCCGGCACCGGGGGCACGCCGACAGCCAGACCGCGTACACGGTCTGGCAGCCGGCGCACCTCCACGTGGACACGGACTAGGCCGCCACGACCGTCGCGCCCGGGTCGAGCGGCACGTACGTGAGCGTCCACTTCACGGTGCCCGTCGCGGCAGTACCGGACGTGGTCACACCGATGGTGCCGATCTGGGCGACCCGCCCGGCGTCCGGGATGATGTTGCCCGCCCCCGCGTTCGCCACGATCAGCGCACCCCCGGCCGTGACAGCCAGGGTGATGACCGTCCCGACCTCGGCGCTGGCCGTGGACGTCGCGGACGTCCAGTCCACGGCGGTACCGGCGGTCGGCGTGCCGGTGACCTTGGTGGTGTTGGTCGTCGCGGGCATTGCCACGACGACCTCACCCACCAGCGAGGACACCAGCACCTTGCCGACCGAGACGGTGAACAGCGCGCCGTACGCCGTCGCGGGCAGCAGGGCGGCAGCGCGGCTGACCGAGATCCCGAGCGTGACGGTCCGGATGTCCTGACCCTTGATCAGAGTAGTCATCAGGCCCGCACATCCTTCAGGTTGGCCGGCGCACGCTGCACGTCAGGGTCGCCCAGGACGTACACGAACGAACCGGACGCGTGGCTGGCCGAGATGTACGCGAAACCGTCGGACAGGGACTGCCCGGTGATGTACACGTACGCCAGACCGCCGGTCGCGGCCGTGATGGTGGAACCAGCGGCCTGAGTCACCTTGGTCCACACCCCGTTGACCTGGGTGTAGTAGCGGGTGATCACGGACAGCGCCTGGCTGGTTCCGCCGGACGCCGCGTTCGCCTCGCTGATGGTGGCCGCGCCGGAGGTCGCCCCGATGAGGACGATCCCGATCCCGGCATGGTTTCGCAGGGCTACGCGCACACCGGCCGTGGTCGCGCTGGTCGCCAGGTTGAACTGACGGCCGAGCTGTTCGATGGACATGCTGTTCCTTTCATGGTGCCGGGGGCGTTACTGCCCGGCGCGGTTCCGGGTGGTGCCGGACGACGGGGTGGGCCGCCGTCCGGCTGGAGCAGGGTAGGTCAGGTCCGTACAACACGCCTCACAACTGCGGGCCTACGGCCGCGCGGCAAGCTGAACGACCGGACTCAAGGTAGGCCCAGCATTCTGGGGCGTGATCGGCGACTGGATCCACGGGCGCCCGTCGACCCGCTCGATGATCCGGTACGCCGTCTGGTCGTTGCCGAACTTGAAGTGCGGGCTGCTCATCGCGGACATCACCTGGCGGTCACCGACCAGGTAGAACCCGAAGTCCACGAAGTTCACGTCACCGGCCTGGCCGAGCAGGCCCGGGGTTTTCTCGGTGAAGATGACGGGCCGGCCGAGGATCGTCATGGGCGGCCCGGCTGCGCCGTTGTTCAGCCAGATGGCCGAACCACCGGTGCCGACGCT